GGTTTTGTAAAATATCACTTACCCTGTCCACTATGTTCTAGTAGTGACGCAGTATCTGTTAACGCAGACAACTCAGCTTATTGTTTTTCATGTCAAGAATTTATAAAGGAATATGATATGGAACTACAACCAACAACACCTAAAAGTAAAAACGAATATGAAGTAAAAGACTTCATGAAAGAATCTAACTATGCAGAAATTATAGATAGAAATATTTCTGAAGACACCTGTAAAAAGTTTGGTGTCACAGTTAAGATGGATAACATGGGTACTATCACTAATCACTACTACCCATATCACGATACACAAGGCTCAAAGATAGCAACTAAAACTAGATACACTAAGCTAAAAGAATTTAGTATTCAAGGTAATACAAAAGATTCTGGATTGTTTGGTCAACATCTATTCTCTAAAAATAAATATTGTATCATAACAGAGGGTGAGTTAGATTGCTTATCAGCTTATCAGATGATGTTAAAAGGTACATATCATACACCAGTTGTAAGTATTAAGAATGGAATTACTTCAGCAGTTAAAGATATTAAAGCAAGTTTAGAATGGTTAGAAAATAATTTTGATAATATCATTTTAAATTTTGATAACGATGAGCATGGTAGAGAAGGCTCAATGAAAGTAGCAGAATTATTTTCACCAGGTAAATGTAAGATAATGAATTTACCTGAAGGATTTAAAGATGCTTCAGATTGTTTAACACAAAACAAAATACAAATATATAATAAAACATTTTGGGATGCTAAAGTATTTGCACCAGATGGAATTATAAATGCTAATACATTATTAGATGATGTATTAAAACCAATCACTAAATCATTTGTTCAATATCCTTTCGAGGGTTTGAATAAAATTACTTATGGTCTACGACCTTCAGAGTTAGTTACATTTACAGCAGGGTCTGGACTAGGTAAGACACAAGTAATGAGAGAAGTAGTACATCACATTATAAAATCAACAGAAGATAATATAGGTTTGTTAATGTTAGAAGAAACACCAGTCATAACTTCAAAAGGTTTGATGAGTGTTGAAGCTAATCAAAGACTACACTTACCAGATGTTCATGTAAGTAAAGAAGAAATGAAAACATACTTTGATGCAACAGTAGGTACTGGTAGAGTATTTATGTTTGACCACTTTGGTTCTAACTCTATTGATAATATTGTTTCAAGAGTTAGGTTCTTAGCTAAAGGTTTAGATTGTAAGTATGTAGTCATTGACCATATAAGTATTATTGTATCTGACCAACAACATGGTGATGAGAGAAGAGCATTGGATGAAATCATGACTAGACTTAGAACACTTGTTCAAGAGACAGGAGTATCTATGATAGTTGTATCACACCTTAGAAGACCTGAAGGTAAAGGTCATGAAGAGGGAGCATCAACTTCACTATCACAACTTAGAGGTTCGGCTAGTATAGGTCAGCTAAGTGACATGGTTATTGGGCTTGAGAGAGACGCACAGAACGATGACCCTGATGTTAGGAACACCACTAGGATAAGAGTATTAAAGAATAGATTCTCTGGTATTACTGGTCCTTGTTGTGATTTAAAATATGATATAGATACTGGTAGACTTAATGAGGTAAAGTCTGATGACTTTTAATAAAGTTGTATTTGATATAGAAACAACCATGACTGCTGATAAGATATGGTGTATTGTTTGTAAGCATGGCGATACTTATTATCAGTTTAAAGAAGATAGATTGCATAGGTTTGCTGAACTAATAAAACAAACTGAAGAAGTAATAGGTCATAATATAATTGGATTTGATATACCAGTAGTCAATACAATTTTTGGTTATGATGTATTTGCTAATTGCAAAGTAACTGACACTTTAGTTTTATCTAGATTATTAAATCCTATGATAGAAGGTGGACACTCATTAAGAAACTGGGGTACTAAGTTAGGTCAAAACAAAATACACTTTGAACAGTTTGATTATTTCTCTGAAGATATGTTAACCTATTGTAGAAATGATGTTGAACTAACTGAAAGACTTTATAAATTTTTAATTAAGAAGACAACAGACTTTGGTCAATCAGTTGAACTTGAACATAAGGTTGCACAAATAATTCAGAAACAACATGAACGAGGATTTAAAATTAATGTTGTTGAAGCATATGAATTACAATCTAAGTTTCAAGAAGATATGAATGACTTAACTACTAAGGTAAGACAAACTTTTCCTCCAATGAAAATAGAAGAAGAGTTTATACCTAAGTCTAATAACAAAGCAAGAGGTTATGTGAAGGGTGTTCCCTTTACTAAAGTTAAATACAAAGAATTTAATTTAGGTTCAAGACAACAGATTGCTGAACGACTAATGTTACTTGGGTGGAAACCTAAGAAGAAAACAGATAAGGGTCATGTGATTGTTGATGAGAAAGTATTATCTGAAATACATAATATACCTGAAGCTAAATTAATAAACAGATTCTTAATGCTACAGAAAAGAATTGCTCAAGTTAATTCTTGGATTGAAGGCATTAAGGAAGATGGTAGAGTACATGGTAAAGTAATAACCAATGGTACAATTACAGGGAGGATGAGCCACCAGTCGCCCAACATGGCTCAGATTCCTGCTGTGTACTCTCCTTATGGTAAAGAATGTAGGGCATTATGGACAGTAAACAAAGGTTATAAATTAGTAGGTGTTGATGCTTCTGGACTTGAGTTAAGAATGTTAGCACACTACATGAATGATGAAAGGTACACACATGAAGTCGTTAATGGAGATATACACAGAGCAAATCAAGCTGCTGCTGGTTTGGAATCAAGAGATAAGGCGAAGACTTTTATCTACGCATTTATCTATGGAGCAGGTTCAAAAAAAATCGGAAGTATCATTGGAGGTTCGGAAAGAGATGGCGAAAGAGCTAAAGAAAAATTTCTTAGAGCAACACCAAGTCTTAGAAGCTTACGAGAAAAAGTGGAACGAGTGGCTCAACGAAGATGGGTCAGAGGACTCGACCAAAGAAAAATAATAATAAGACATCCTCACGCAGCATTGAATACTTTATTACAAGGAGCAGGTGCTATTGTTATGAAGTATGCGTTGACATTGCTAGAGGAATATGTTATAAGAAAACAAATCAAAGCATTTCCAGTTGTAAATGTACATGATGAATTTCAATACGAGGTTGAAGAAAGTAGAGCCGAAGAGTTTGGAAGGTTAGCAGTACAATCAATTATAGATGCAGGTAAACAATTAAATGTAAGGTGTCCACTAAATGGCGAATATAAAATCGGAAACAACTGGTCAGAAACACATTAGTACGATAGCAACAGACATCAAGCAATTGATTTCTGATATATCTACTGGTAAACCTGCCAACATGACAGAGGAAAACTTAAATGTTTTTCTTAATAATATTAAAGAAGCTATTCTAGCTTGGAATACTTCTCAAGTAAAAGCAGAAAAGTATGAAGGCAAACTTAGAATGTCTTCTATTGGTAAACCTGCAAGACAATTATGGTATGATAAACATAGTCCTAAAGATAGAAAAGATGAAGACACAGGATTAAATTTAAAATTTTTGTATGGTCATATCATTGAACACTTAGTATTATACTTAGCTGAACTTGCAGGACATAAGATAAAAGACCAACAAAGAAAAGTTGAAGTGTCAGGAGTGTCAGGACATATAGATAGTATTATTGATGGTGAAGTATGTGATGTTAAGTCAGCTTCACCTTTTAGTTTTAAAAAGTTTCAATCAGGTGAGATAGTAGGTGATGACCCATTTGGTTATCATGCACAGTTAGCAGCATATGAAGAAGGTTGTGATACAAAAGCAGGTGGCTTTCTTGTTGTTGATAAATCTTCTGGAGATATTTGTTTTTACAAACCAGATGATATGGCTAAACCTAATGTTAAGTCTTTGATTAAAAACCTAAGAGAATCTTTAGAGAAAGATACACCACCAGAAAAATGTTATGAGTTTAAGACAGAGAAGAATGGTAATAAAACTTTAGCTACTGGTTGTATGTTTTGTCCTCACAAATGGGAGTGTCATTCTGATGCTAATGGTGGTAAAGGTTTAAGAGTATTTAAATATTCTAATAAGAATGTTATGTTAGCTGAGGTTGTTAAAGAACCTAATGTAGATGAAATTACAAATCAATATAAGGAACAATTAAAAAACTATGGAAAGAGAACTGAAACACAAGCACCTGCTAATTAGAGCAGAGGTACAAAACCCACCTAAGAATGAAGAAGAAACTATTTCTTGGATGAGAAAATTAATTAAAACAATTGATATGAATATACTTGCAGGTCCTTATTCTTCACAAGTTTCTAAGAAAGGAAACAAAGGATTAAGTGGTGTTGCTATTATAGATACATCACATATTAGTATTCATACTTGGGATGAACAACAACCTGCGTTAATTCAATTAGATGTTTATTCATGTAAAGAATTTAAGAAAGCAGATGTTATAGATTGTTTAGAAGAGTTTAAACCTATAACTGTTGAGTATAAATACTTCGATAGAGAAACTAATTTTATAGAGGTAAAATAATGAAGTGTTTTATTTGTAATGGTGATGTACTTTGGGGTAATGATTTTGATGCTGAAGATGTATATGACAATGATGAATATTTATTTGTAAGTAATTACAGTTGTAAAAATTGTAATGCTTCATATGAAGTTTGTCATGGAAAGAAAGAAAATGAATAGTAAAAAAATGAAACCTATAAGACGAAAAGCAAGATAC